AATTGTTGCCTTGATCATTTTCCTAACCGATTAGATTTCTACTTTCTATTTATACTAATGAGTCACTTGAGGATTGACAGTGATAATTCCTTCTAGTACTCTTGTTGTATTACCATTTCCATTGACAGTTTTAACATCAAACACATATCTACCTGCTTTGATATTGGAAGTATTAGCAGCAGAAATAGACATAGTAATCTCACCGTTCGAAGAATTGGTGATAGTACAAATGATGTTAGATGTAATATTTTGAGAATAATAGGATCTTCTCATCTGACTGGAAACTGAATATCCAGAGATGTTAATAGGAATATTTGTATTATCATCAGTGAGATTGATGATATTATTGAAAGTTGTACCCTGATCTATAAAAAGCTCGACATAAGAAGCCATTTACCTTGATAACCCTCTAAGTAGTTGTTTGATCTCTTGAATATCATCTTTTAGACTAGCAACATCATTTTGTATCTCGTCAATTCTTCTTTCACGTTGCTTTTTGTTTTTGTATAGTTTGAGTGCATCAGTATCTTTATTTATTAAGATACCATCAGTTACTTTGTATATACCTTGCACTTCAGTTTTTTGTTCCATTTACTTATTCTCCAACAAATTAAATCTGTAAAGCTATGACTCTTAGATCAGCAACTCTTGGCACTATCGCCGAATCATCAGATAATAGTCCAACTTTTACAGCAAAATTTTTGTAACCGGTAAATGTAGTAGTATTTGCTGTATTTCTATATTGAACTTCACTGGCAGATCCGGACAGATTTGTTGTTGGGAATACATACTTATATTCAATAAAGTTGTTTTTGTCAGCAAGTGATGAATATAACGAATCACCAATTCCAGACTTTTGCATTTCTATCCATGGCCTTCTACTAATAGCATCACCGTCTTCAGCATTTAGTATTTTCACCCATACCTTAACATCTGTGCCTGGTGGTCTATATGATGTTAAGAATATATTCATATCTTCTGCATCTTGATTTTCAGCAAGGGTAACTATCTTAGAAATGTATTTGTTGTATAGATAACCACCAGTAGCATTTGTCTCATTTACAGTGTTGCTATTGATAAAGTTGTCAACAAATACAGTATGTGTTCTAGCAAGATCGAGAACAGGTGATAGATAGTTAGATGTTGATCTCATGGTTACTTTTAACTGATTTGTATTAGCACCACTATAAGTTCCAATCTCAGTCGATCTAGAGAATATTGCCCTTTCTGTATCAAAGTAGTAGTTATCTTTTGAATTTAGAGTAATGAATGGTCCTTCAGTGCCTGTATTAGACCATGTTTTCATTTCAAAATTAATAGTAGTTTTATTGAAATTTAAATATGATGGTTCTAAATCAACTAGTGAGTATCTAAAGTTTTCAATAGCAGCAATATCAGCACTTATATTGGTAGATGGCATATAAAGTATAGTATTTGTTGAGAATGAATTATTTGATCTCTCAAAGATACCAATAGTTTCAATTGCTGTCTCATATGATTTTATTAGTGTAGTAACAGCATTAGTTGTATTTGATCTGAGTGTTTTACCATAATGAGTAGATAGTGTTGAAGATACATTAGATAGTCTTAATTTATCTCTACCTTTTGTTCCAAGATTAATTATGCCCGCACTTGATGTATCAAATGAAGCACGATACATTTTGAAGGTAAGATCAATATCAGGTACTATATTCCAAACGATACCATTATTGGTTGTGTAGAATGTTCCAGTGTAAAGTCTTGAGTTGACAGGAACACCAGTATTCACATCATTCTGTCCAATTCTTGATACCCAAAGATAATAGTTTGGATTAATTGCTTCAGGATGAATAGCTAGTGCATATAGTTTGTCTTTTTGTAAGAAAACAGGAGCAGAGAATTTAATATTAAGTGGGTTTGTTTTGCCATCAGTCGAAACGGGAACATCAGCACTGTTAAACCAAACAGCACTGAAAGGAACTTGATTCTGTTTTATTTGACCTGTAGCATCAACTTCAAGAATTTCAAACCATATGCCAAGTGTTGGATGTTTTTCAGCAATATAAACATCAACTGAAGTAATAAACACACCTTCTTCATTGTATGGAACTTTGGTTGTAAATGAATAGGCTGAACAGCCATCGCTCATGTAGGTCGGTAGGATACTATCACCACCACCACCACCATCTGTGGCAGGAGGATTTGCTGGAATAAACGGCAAGTTTTCAATTGTTGATGGTTCAGTCTGCGACCCTATAACAGTTCTTTGATAATTAATTACTTGTCTTGTCGATAGAATTGTCTCTTGCTGTGTTTGAACGAGACCTTGAGAAACGAAGAATCCAGTAGCAATAGAAGTAGCATCATCAGTATTTGTTGGACTATCTGTTAATCTAACTTCTTTTGTTCCAGTATAGAATTTTTTACCAGTCTCATTAGGAATTCTTAATGATAATCTAATTACACCATTAGCATCTGCATTAACTGCTGATCCTTCTGTTGCGGCATATGATATTGATAGATTAGAATTATATTCAGATTCAGTTAATGATGTCACATAAGAAGACATATTAACATTATCAAAGAATGTGTAGTATCTAGCAAATGGTTTCAACTCACGACAATAGATTTTAATATTTTGTGGACGAATATAAGGAACAATATCCACATCAATTAAATTGTTTCCTAGTGAAGTGGTTTGAGTATCATTAGTTGACCAATATTCTGTACCTGTTCTGACAGATTCTCTTAATGTTTCAACAGTAACATCTGTAGATGATGTTAGAGTAGATGCAATTGCTTGTGCTTGCTGTGCAGTTTGATATGTGCCAACAAGATTAGCAGGATTAATTGTTGATCCTCTATAAACTCGATAACCGGTAATTCTTGTTTGCCAAGCGTTCCAAGTAGTTGTTAGTCCTGCTTGATATCCTACAGGAACAGAATTTGCTTCATATGCATCTGCTAGTTGAAGAACGGATACTTGATCTGGTGCATCTTCTGTAGATACCCAAATATCATTATCTGGATTCAATGTCATAAATCCATTAAATCTATAGGTTGTTCTCTCAGTATTTCTGGTTGTTGTGGCATTTATCTGTTCAAGCCAAGAGACCTCACTATAACTTAATGTTACTATATCTCCATTTCTTGTGACATTTGTTCCAGAGTTATAATTATAGTAGAAAGAATCCATTGAATAGATTGGACGAATACTCTTTTCAGCAGGATCGAAAGTGATTCTTAGATCACTAGAATCAGTAGCAGCAAGAGCATCATTGCTGAACGAATCTACGAAAATACCATTCTTAAATCTGTCAAGTCCATTCTCATCAAGAATTTTAAGATCAAGTGCATTCTTTTCTAGAAGTGTTAGTGATGCATAATACTCAAGATTGATGATTCTATCTTTAAGAACACCAATATCTCTCATAGTAAATCGAACAGAAGCAGTTTTTTTTGTTGTGCAAGCCAAATCTCTTCTATTGATCTGATTAGCATAGAAAAGAGATAGTGATGGATATGGAGGAATTGTTATAACAGAAAGAGGCATAACAGAATCAGGTACACTTGGTGTTATAGGAAATACAGCTGATGTTCCTCTTTCAACTGAGAAAATGTTGTCCTTATTGAGAGTTACAACATCTTTTCTTGCTAAGTAATATTGATAGTCATATGAAATCTGGCTTGATGGTGATGGAATACGCAGACCATTTGCATCAGAGTTGAATGTTGATGATATTGCAGGATTTTCAGAGGCACTAGCAATTGTAGTTGTATCTGTGGCTGTTCTAGTCTTAATTGGTCTAAAATCAAGATAATTTCTTAGATCATATGATTTATTAGTTGTAGATGATTTATAGAATGGAATTTCTGCTGTTCTGATATTAGTATTAGCAGAACTAGAATCATTGATAGGATAAGAATCTATTGAGAAGAATCCTTGTCCTGTTGTGAAATCTGGTTCAAAATAATCAAGTTCTACTAGAAGATGTGTATTCGCTGATAATGGCGATCTTGGTGTAATAGAAGCATGATCGTATAGGGTATCTCTTTGTCCATTATCAAAAATAAATTGAGAAGTTACATTAGAACCAGCAGTATTACTTGTTAATGTTCCGCCAGTGTTTGCACGGATTGATCTGATTCTATAAACATCAGGAATACCTAATGTATATGGACCATTAACATTGGCAGAATGAGAGATGGTGTCAATCTTTATATAACGATTTGGTCTTAGTGTCTTATTAATCTGACTAGCACTTGTTTTAGATACTCTATAAGAAATAGTTGCAGGAACAGTTCCAGCAAGTGATTCTTTTAGGTCAAATGATAATTGTGATGATGTAGCAGATACTGTTCTTTCGACACCAGTAGCACCAAGTGATGTTAAATCAATAATATCACCATTCTTATATTGCTTAACAAAAGTATTACCTGCTGCTGTTTTTGCTAGATTTGTTGTGAGAGTTAGTGATGTAGCACTAGCAATAGAAGCAACATAATAGATTCCAGGAACACCATTCACACTTAATTTATCACCAACATTAAGTAGATTGAAATTGGTTCCTAGTCCAGTTAGTGTTGTCCCTGTATTTGATACTGTACCAGAAAGGGATACATTGCTATCGGCATTTAGAGCGATAAGTATTTCTCTTTTCTGTGAATCTGTTAAGTTTGTAGTTCCGTATGGGAATTCATCAGCACCGGAAGGAATAGACAGAGTAAATGTTCCGATAGCAATATTAGCAACATCAGTGCTTGTGCCATAAGTGAAAATAGTATCAGATACGTTATTTGGTTTGATTGTTTTAGTGAAATTAGATCCTACATAATATAGCATAGGACTATTTGTAATGTCTTGTAATACAGCACTATTTGATGAATTTAGAACTATATCTCCACCAATATCAGATACAGTAGAGTTATTGTAATAGATGCTCTTAACATTTGAGAAGTTATTGCTACCGAGCATTTTGATATCTGTTAAATAGACATCAAATCTTGCATCAGGTGTTCCCATTGTTCCTGTATTATGTTCAACGGATACGAACACAGCATTACCAATTAAGTTACCTGTTTGTGATGCTGTCGACCAAGATTGTGCTGTAAGTCTTGTTTGTGCAGTATCATATAGATCAATGATTGTACCTTGATCTAATTTCCATGCACCGGTAAATTCTTTAACTGTTACATAAGACCCTAATGCGGCAGAAGAAAGTTGTGAATTAATTGTTTGAAAATCTGTTGCTTTGGGTGTAGTTAAGTATATGGTAGATAGTGTTCCAATTTCATAACCACTAACATATGCTGTGCCTGGTGAAACTTGAATTGAAATAAGATTGGCATTGCCACCATTTGCTGATAATAATCTTCCACCATTAGTGCCATTATCTAAATGCTCACGAAGATTAACTTCAAGTCCATTTACATAATAGTGTCCAGACTCATCAAATGTTCTTTTTGCCATCTCATCAGCAAGAATATTATATTGTGGTCTTTGCATACTTTTGGTAATAATACCATCGTTTACAGTAGCAAGAGTTATAAAATCAGATGTTGCCTCAGTTTCAGTATATGGTTTTACAGAAAGAACTGCATTAAGTTTTAGTCTGTCTGCACCAGGAGCAGAGTAGTTTGAAGATTCGAGTGCTGGATCCAAAAGACTTTGATCTTGGGTTGAATCTACAAGTTCTTCAAGTAGTGTGAATCCAACACGACAAGATGGAGAAGAATTATATCTATCTAGAATGATTCTCTGTGTTGGAAAATGAATGAAATGTTCTTTAGCATAGAATACGCCCTCAGAGATGACAAATGCGGATCCTTTGCCTGTAGGATTTGTAGAATGTACGACTAGTGTACCTGCGTTACATGTTAGTATTTCACCTGGTTGGAATGTTGTAATAGAAGAATTAGCATTTGATACTTTTAAGTAATCAACATATATTGTTTTTGTATTGGATGATGACTGAGTTCCATCTAGAACGTCACTGATTTCTGCTGTGATATATGTTGATTGGCCTGTAACGGTTTGATTAAGGAAATTTTCAATAGATACTGCACTATTAGAAGAATCGACATCGTTCACTTTCACATAGTAGACTGAACCAGATGAAGAATTGGCGGTGTATATTCCAAAAGTACCAGGAACAACCATACTTCCTTCTTTGAAAAGATGTGTTCCAATTCTTCCAATTTGCTTTTGTAATATAGTCTGTGATTGTGTAAGTTCTCTTGCCTGAACAGCATATCCTGGCTTATACAAAATTCTATAGAATTCTTTAGATTTATCATAATCATCATAATATGGTGATACATTAAAGTCAGTAGATAGTGTTGTATTACTTGTATT